AACTCGTTGAGCGCATTGACGAGTACCTGAACTATGTGGTTGAGGAGTGGATGCAGGAGAACCGCCTTGCCGTTGAGCAGGGACTCCGCACCGAGATCACCGAGAACTTCATCTCCAACCTCCGCGGACTCTTTGCTGAGTCGTACATTGAGGTTCCCGAGGAGAAGTTGGATCTGTTTGAGTCCACCGTTGAAGAGGTTGAGAACCTTGACGGTGAACTACAGTCTCAGGTCGAGAAGAACATGGAACTCGCAGAGGAAGTTGAGCAGTTGAAGTGCGAGATCGTGTTCCGCGAGATCGCTGAAGGACTCGCTGATACCGAGGTTGAAAAACTCCGTCGTCTTGCAGAAGACTTGGATTTTGATACCGTTGAGCAGTTTGCCGAGAAGGTCAGTGTTCTCCGAGAGAACATTGAAACCATCGGCTCACCCGTTGCAGAGGAAGCCGCTGAAGAGGAGTCCCTTGAGGAGTCCTACGAGGAGACTTCGGAAGCGTCCCCGCTTGTTGAGGCGTATGTGCGCTCAATGAGCAAAAGAGAAGAGTAATCTTCAAGTTCAGTTTACAGTCGGTCAACAGACCGTTCACAAATAAGGAGTAGGAAATGGAAAACAAGTTTCTAACAGAACAGGCACTCCGCAAGTGGAAGCCCGTTCTTGACCACAAGGACATGGCTCCCATCGCGGATGCCCACAAGCGCGCCACCATTGCCACTCTTCTGGAGAACCAGGAGAAGGCAATCCGTGAGCAGATGATTGTTGAGGCTGGCACCCCAACGAATGCGCTTGGAAGCGGTATGTCGTCTGTTATCAGCGGCAACGCCAATTTGCAGGGCTACGACCCAATTCTCATCCAGTTGGTTCGTCGCGCCATGCCAAACCTGATGGCTTACGACATCTGCGGCGTTCAGGCTATGTCGGCTCCGACAGGCTTGATCTTCGCAATGCGTAGCAAGTACAGCACACAGGGCGGAACCGAGGCTCTGTACAACGAGCCAGCCGGTTCGTTCAGCGGTACGACCTACGCTAACAACAGCGGTGGTTCTGGTGGTCCTGCTGGTGGTGCAACCCTCGGAACTGTTGCTGGATTTGGTCCAGGCACAGGCGTTGATCCGTTCTTTGGTTACGCTGGTGCAGCCGTTGATCCAACAACTGCTAGCGGTTTGACCACTGGTTCGGCTATTCAGACAAGCGTTGGTGAAGGTGCTGCTCCAAATCAGATGGCATTCAGCATTGAGCGCGTGGCTGTTCAGGCTGCAACTCGTATGCTTGCTGCCTCTTACAGCATCGAACTCGCACAGGATCTCAAGGCTGTTCACGGATTGGATGCTGAAACCGAACTCAGCAACATTCTTAGCACTGAGATTCTTGCTGAAATCAACCGCGAGGTTGTTCGCACGGTCTACAAGACAGCCAAACTTGGCGCACAGCAGGGCGACCTGTACTACAAGACGGTCGTTGGTGGTCTGACCAGTGGTGCATCTCCCTACGGCGGTGTCTACGATCTCATTCAGGACTCTGATGGTCGTTGGAGCGCGGAAAAGTTCCGTGGTCTGATGTTCCAGATTGAGCGTGAGTGCAATCAGATCGCCAAGGATACCCGTCGCGGCAAGGGCAACTTCATCATCTGCTCCGCAGATGTTGCTTCAGCCCTCGCAATGGGTGGCTTCTTGAACATCAGCCCCGCGCTGAATGTCAGCCTTGATGTTGATGACACCGGCAACACCTTTGCTGGTACACTCAACGGCAAGATCAAGGTCTACATTGATCCATATGTTGACACCACTGGCACTGCTCCAAACTTCGTCTGCGTTGGATATAAGGGAACCAGCCCGTATGATGCGGGTCTGTTCTACTGCCCCTATGTCCCGCTACAGATGATGCGTGCAGTTGATCAGGACACCTTCCAGCCCAAGATGGCGTTTAAGACCCGTTACGGTATGGTTGCCAATCCCTTCGCGGAAGGCAGCACAGTGGGTCTTGGTGGTCTGAAGGCTCGCGGAAATGTCTACTACCGCATCTTCCGTGTGGACAACCTGCACGGCGTGGCTTCGTAATAGACGACATCAACCTTACGGATCGGGGGAGAGGGAACCTCTCCCCCTTTTCGTTTGGGCGCATACATACTCATATGGCACTACCATACGATTTCAGTGTAATTCCCGAAGACATCAAGGCGCGGTATCCAGAGCGTATCAATCCTCTGCTGCCCACCTACTATCGCTTTTCCATTCAGCGTCTGCCCAACACCATGTACTTCTGCCAGAGTGCGTCCCTGCCAACGGTCACCATGAGCGAAGTGATAATGCCCACACCGTTCATGGCAATCAAGAACCCGTCCAAGATGGACTTTGATGAATTAAGCATTACTTTTGTGGTAGACGAAGAGATGAACAATTGGCTTGAGATATTCAACTGGATGCGATCCGCCACCAATGTTGAAAACTACGAAGAGTTCCGTCCAGCGAACACGCACCTGACCACAGCCAACTTGATCATTCTTAACAGCACAAAGAATCCAAAAATCAATGTGACCTTTGAGGGGCTGTATCCGCGAACGCTTGGTTCTATTGACTTTACTTCAACGATTGTTGATCCAGAGCCGTTTCAGTGCACAGCCACATTTGCGTACAGAAACTACAACATTGAAATAATGTGATTGGTTGTTGACTGCCGTGAGTTGTGGTGTAAACTACGCTCACGGAGAAACCGCATGACATTAGACGATATTCGCAAAGAACTTGAACGGGACATGGTTTTGGATGACTCAGCACTTGACCTTGAGTCGCTGAAGATTCCCCGTTTGCACGGCAAGTACCTCAACATCCTCACGGACGAGCGGTTGGCACTACGCAAGGCTGAAGCCGACCACCGTGTGCTGCTCCGTGCCAAGTGGGAGTACTACACAGGCAAGATGTCACAGGAAGAGTTGACGGTTCGTGGTTGGGAGCCGTTTGCTCTGAAGATTCTGCGAAACGATCTTGATCTGTATCTTGAGTCTGATGCAGACCTGAACAAACTGGCGCAGAAGATGGAGTATCAAAAGGAAAAGGTACAGTTGCTTGAGGAAGTGGTCAAGGAACTGAACACCCGCCATTGGAAGATACGGAACGCAATTGAGTGGAGAAAGTTCATCAATGGTCAGTGATATTCTCGTAGAAGACCGCGATTCGTGGTGGATAGACCGTATGTACTTGCAGGACGCTTTCGCGGCTGCACGGCTCAGTCCTGACCCCCGCACACAGGTTGGTGCTGCACTTGTGCTGCCCAACGGCATGGGTGTGGTGCTGAAAAGCCACAACAGCGTGCTTGAGTGCTTGAGATCAACACAGTACGCGCAAGACCTGAAATTAAAGAACCACTGCACGGAACACGCAGAACGCCGCGTGATCTTCAAGGCACTGCGTAACTCATTGCCTACGGACGGGCTTACCATGTACAGCACATGGGCTGCGTGTTCGGAGTGTTCCCGTGCCATCATAGAGTTTGGCATCAAACGGGTGGTCACTCTCACGCGATTGGTGGAGCGCACATCTCCCGATTGGGAAGAAAGCATACGCATGGGGCTGCTGATGATGCGTGACAGCGGCGTACAGGTGGTGGGGTGGAGTGGCGATCTTGGCACTAAATACACTATACGGTTCCGTGGTGAAACCGTTGGCAACGAGGACTTGAAATGATGGTTGACCTTGATGTGACGGAAGTGGACTCCGTGAATGTGCGTGTGCAGTGCGACCGCAGCATTGCTCACGAACTGTCCGACTTCTTCACATTCAAGGTTCCCGGCTACAAGTTCATGCCCGCGTACCGTGCACGGCTGTGGAACGGCGACATCAAACTGTTCAACATCCACACAGGGCTGATTTACGCAGGGCTGACAGATTACATACGCAAGTTCGCGGAAGACAGGCAGTACACGGTCACACTGCCCACAAAAAACGCGCACACCATGACCGCAAAGGCTGTGCGAAACTTCATGCAGGATTTCTTGCAGGTTCGGGTGGGCGGGAAGCCCGTTGAAGCCCACGAACACCAAGTGAACGCGGTGCATCACGCCATGACGCAGGAGCGGTGCTTGCTGCTGTCGCCCACGGGCAGCGGCAAGAGCCTCATCATCTACACCCTTGTGCGGTACTATTTGGACAAACTGCCAAAGGACAAGAAGGTGCTGATCGTGGTTCCCACCGTTTCGCTCGTAGAGCAGATGGTGTCTGACTTTGCGGACTACTCCTCTGCGAACGGGTGGAGCGTGGACAAGCACTGCCACAAGATCATGTCAGGAGCAGACAAGACCACTGAAAAGCGCGTGGTCGTGTCCACATGGCAGTCCCTGTTCAAGCAGCCCGAGAAATACTTTGGGCAGTTTGGTGCTGTGATCGGTGACGAAGCCCACCAGTTCAAGTCCAAGTCCCTGACGGACATAATGACCAAACTCAAGACCTGTCCGCTGCGGGTGGGAACCACAGGCACACTGGACGGCACAAACACCCACCGGCTCGTGCTGGAGGGGTTGTTTGGACGCGCCTACGAGGTCACCAAGACCAAAGACCTCATGGACAAGAAGATACTCAGCGATCTGCGGATTGACTGTGTTCTGCTGTCGTATCCTGATCTTGATCGTGAAGCAATAAAACGCGCCAAGTATCAGGACGAAATCAAGTGGATTGTATCATCCAAGCGGCGCAACAAGTTCATAGCGGATATGTGTGGACGGCTAAAGGGCAACACCTTGGTGTTATTTCAGTTGGTGGAGAACCACGGAAAGGTGCTAAATAGTCTTGTGAGGGCTTGCGTTCCACCCGAGCGCAAGGTATTCTTCGTGCATGGTGGCACTGAAGCCGCTGACAGAGAGGAGATACGCAAGATTGTGGAAAGCGAATCCGATGCGGTGATCATTGCTTCATACGGCACTTTCAGCACAGGCATCTCAATTCGCCGTCTGCACAACATCATATTTGCTTCGCCATCCAAGTCCCGTATCCGCGTTCTACAGAGCATCGGGCGGCAGTTGCGTGTGTCGCAGGACAAGACAGTTGCCAGACTTTACGACTTGGGTGACGACCTTTCGTGGAAATCGTGGAAAAACCACACCCTTCGGCACATGAACGAGCGTATGAGACTGTATGAGGCAGAAGGATTTGAACACAAACTCGTAAGGGTTCAGTTAGGAGAAGACACATGAGCAGAAGAAAGAAGTCAGAACTCAGAGTCTTCAAACTCCGCAGCGGCGAAGAGATTATCGCAAAGGTAGAAGGCAAGACCAAGGACCGCATCAAACTGCTGCGCCCCATGCGCGTGATGAACAACATTCAGACTGATCCGTACACGGGCGTGAAGCGGCACACAATATTTTTTTCCGACTGGCTTGGCAGTTCTGCTGAAATAGCAGCAAGCATTCCCGTGGATTTTGTGGTTGCGGAGTTGTCTCCTGATCCCGACATGATCAGCCTGTACGACCGCCAAACGGAAATTGAAGACCGAAACGCAGGGCAACCAGCACCGATTGCTCCACCTCAACTGCCCCTCCAAATGAGCGAAGACGAAATGCAGAAGTTGAGCGATGATGTGGACAAGAAACTTGAGGAGATGCTGAAGGAACTCGCAAAGGACGAGCCAGTGAAAGGTGACGGCAAGTTGCCACTGCCTTTCATGCCAGGTGGACTTCCGCCCGTGCCGCCACGACCCGAAGGCATCATTTTTTCCGTAGCCATTCCGGGTGACATCATGTCGTCTTGGATTGAGAGCGGGCTGCTTGACTATTTGAAAGACTCCCTTGAGGACTTCATGTCCACGGAGTTCCTTGAGGAAATGATGAATGATGAAAAAGATTCCGTTCCGCAGAAGCCCAAGAAGAAAAAGAACAAGCGCGAAAAGATTTCCAAAGACGAGTGGAAGGAACCGGCTGACGATCTGAAGAAGAAGCCCAACTACGGCAACAGTCACGAAGACTGGTCGCCATATTTGAAGGACTACTTGCCTGAGCAAGAGCCTCCAAAAAATGAAGGAGAGGGTTGACAAAACCCGCTGAATGATTCATAATGAACGCGAAAGGCAAGTGATGGCAAAGAAGAAGAGTGACCACTACATCGACAACCAACAGTTCTTTGAGGAAATGAAGGCGTGGAAAACGCTGGTGAAGGCTGCTGACAAGGCAGGGCAGAGCCATCCTCCCGTGACGAACTACATTGGCGAGTGCTTTATGAAGATTGCGGAGAATCTGTCCCGCAAGCCAAATTTCATAAACTACCCGTATCGGGACGAGATGATTGCAGACGGCATAGAGAACTGCCTGCTGTACGCTTACAACTTTGATCCGTCCAAGTCCAAGAACCCATTCTCGTATTTCACGCAGATCATCTACTACGCTTTCCTTCGCCGCATACAGAAGGAGAAGAAGCAAGCGTACATCAAACTAAAGAAGATTGAGATGGCAGATGTGGACTCGTCCGTGAAGAAGTGGTTCCGCGAGAACTACCTGAAGGTTGGCGAGAACTTCGACACCATTCCCACCTTCTTGACCGAAAACGACATAGAGAACTTTGAGAAGAAGACGGGCATGGAGGTGGGAATGGTGTCGAAGTTCTCGCCA